CCAAGCAAGTTATGGTACAAGTACCTTGCGTGGAAATGTGGGGCGAGGCATGTCCTATCCTTGCAGAAGTGCGCACCTGGTTCAAGGACAAGAGCCTTGAAGAAATGGGTCGTAAGTATTGGAAAAAACGCAGTTACATTTTCCAAGGCTTTGTGCGTGAAAATCCCTTGAGCGATGACAAAACACCAGAGAATCCTATTCGCAGATTCATCATTGGTCCGCAAATCTTTACAACTATCAAGGGAGCCTTGATGGATCCCGAACTGGAAGAATTGCCAACTGACTACCTGCGTGGTCTGGACTTCCGTATCAGCAAAGGTGCCAAAGGCGGCTTTGCTGACTACAATGGTTCCAAGTGGGCACGTAAGGAGTCAGCACTCACAGAAGCAGAACAAGCCGCAGTTGATGCACATGGCTTGTTTGACTTGAGCACATTCTTGCCCAAGAAGCCCACAGACGTTGAATTGAAAGTTATCAAAGAGATGTTTGAAGCATCGGTTGATGGCCAACCATACGACACCGAACGTTGGGGACAGTACTTCCGTCCTGCTGGTGTACAAGCACCTGCTGGTGCTACTTCGGCCCCGGCAGCAGATGAAAATGCTTCCGCTCCAGCAGCAACACCAGCACTCAAGGTAACTGCACCTGCAAGTGATTTTGATGATGAAGAAGTGCCAGCTGCTTCAGCACCAGTTGCGGCCGCAAAGCCAGCACAAAAGGCTGAAGATATCTTGGCAATGATTCGCGCTAGACAACAAAAATAATCTAGTGTTACGTACAGTGGGTTGATCTCACTGTACGTTCATATCTTTTCTATACATAGGTGATCTGTGGGCAAACCATTTGACGTAAGCAAATTTCGTAAAGAAATTACAAAAAGTATTGATGGCCTTTCAATAGGCTTTAACGATCCAACTGACTGGATCAGCACTGGCAATTATGCCTTGAACTATTTGATTAGCGGCGACTTTAACCGTGGCATTCCCCTGGGCAAGGTCACTGTGTTTGCTGGCGACTCGGGAGCAGGCAAAAGTTATATCTGTAGTGGCAACATCATTAAACATGCACAAGAGCAAGGTATTTTTGTTGTGCTGGTAGATAGTGAAAATGCTCTGGATGAAGATTGGCTCAAAGCTCTAGGGGTAGATACCAGCGAGAGCAAACTACTGAAGCTGAGCATGGCCATGATTGACGATGTGGCCAAAACTATTGCCACATTCATGAGTGACTACAAAGCTCTAGCCGAAACTGATCGACCCAAAGTACTGTTTGTGATTGATAGCTTGGGCATGCTGTTGACCCCCACAGATGTAAACCAGTTTGAAGCTGGTGAAATGAAGGGCGACCTAGGACGCAAACCCAAAGCACTGACAGCACTGGTGCGTAACTGTGTGAACATGTTTGGTAGCTACAATGTGGGCTTGGTGTGCACCAACCACACATATGCAAGTCAGGACATGTTTGATCCCGACGACAAGATCTCCGGTGGTCAGGGTTTCATTTACGCCAGCTCAATTGTGGTGGCCATGAAGAAGCTGAAACTCAAAGAGGACGAAGACGGCAACAAGATCAGTGATGTCATGGGTATTCGTGCTGCCTGCAAGGTCATGAAAACACGCTACGCCAAACCCTTTGAAGGTGTGCAGGTCAAGATTCCTTATGAAACAGGTATGAGCCCTTATTCGGGTCTAGTGGACTTGATCGAAAAGAAAGGCATGCTCAAACGCGAAGGCAACAGCTTGGTGTTTACCACCAGCGATGGTGAGATCATCAAGAAGTTCCGCAAGGCCTGGGAAAAGAACGATGACAACTGCCTTGACACTGTGATGAAAGACTTTGCAAATCACAAAGACGAGGTAACTACAGTCGAGGAGGAAACCGAATGAGTGAAACTATCGCAGCAGAAATTTGGGGCGAGCTCAAGCGTTACATAAACACTGTGGATCGCAATGAGGCTGCCGAAACTGTGGTTCAAATTTTAATGGACACCGACTCGGATGTTGACGATATTCGTGATGCCTTCAAGGGCGATTCGGATATCAAACGTGCATTGACTGCGTATCTTGACAACGACAAAGACTATGCGGAAGAGGACGACGAAGAAGACGAAGACGAAGAGTACGAAGACGAAGACTGGGAAAACTAATGTGGTATAGTCGTGTGGTCGCTGACCTCGGCAATATTCCAGATTTTATAGCACACTACGAGCGTGAGCTTGAGGACGCTAAAAAAGAATGTAAAATTAGCGGCTTAATCGAGCGACATTTAAAAGAATTGCCAGGAGCAACCGAACAAAGATTTTATCAGTTGCAAGAAATTGAAGCAGTATTGAGTTACCTCAACATTCAATTGCGTAAAATTCGCCGCCGCCACTTTCAAAAATATCTTGAAGCATACGCACGAGCTCTTACCAGTCGCGACGCTGAAAAATATGTGGATGGTGAAGACGAAGTTGTTGACTTTGAAACAATCATCAACGAAGTGGCATTGTTGCGTAACAAATGGTTAGGTATCATGAAGGGCCTTGAAGCCAAACAGTGGCAAATGGGGCATATTGTTCGGCTGCGAACAGCCGGCATGGAAGATATCACAGTTTAAGGAAAAACACTTTCGGTAATAAATAGATTATACGGAGGTGTTTTGATGTTTTATGTTTATGCGTATTTAAGGGAAGATGGCACTCCTTATTACATAGGAAAAGGCAAAGATAGAAGGGCTTGGGTTAAGGGCAAAGGAGAAGTATACCCTCCTGTAGACGAATCGAGAATAAAAATAATTAAGGAAAATTTATCAGAAGCTGATGCTTTTGTGTTAGAAAAGGCATTAATTAGTCAATATGGTAGAAAAGATTTAGGGACAGGTATTCTTAGGAATAAATCAGACGGTGGCGAAGGACCAGTTGGGGCAAAACGGTCTATCGAAACTAGAGAAAAAATGAGTGTAGCCCATATAGGTAAGAAATTTTCAGAACAACACAAGCAAAAATTATCAGCATCACATTCTGGGAAAAAATTAACAACTGAACACAAAAAAAGAATAACAGAAGCAAACTTAAAAAGATTTTCAAAAGAAGAAGAAAGAAGAAAACTAGCCAAATTAGGAGAATTGAATTCTAATGCTAGTGTGTGGAGAATAACTAAACCAGACGGAACCACTGAGATTATTACCAGTTTAACTACATGGTGTAAAGAAAATAATGTTCCGAGAGATAGAGTTAGACTCTCACAGTGTGGATGGAAATGTGAAAATTTAGGAAAAAAGAAAGATTTTAAAGGATAATGAATGTACTTATTTACAAGTGAGTCTGTCTCTGAAGGACACCCTGACAAAGTGGCCGACGCCATCAGCGACGCTGTTCTTGACATTGTGATGAGCAAGCAAGATCCTGCACTACGCTGTGCATGCGAAACCTTGGTCACAACCAATCGTGTTGTGGTTGCTGGCGAGTACAAAGGTGTTTTGCACAACGAAGAAGTTGAAAGTGCTGTTCGCAAAACCATCAAAAATATCGGGTATGAGCAGTCAGGCTTTAACTGGAACACAGTGGAGATAACCAATCTATTGCATGGACAATCAGCAGACATTGCTCTAGGCACAGACACATTTGGTGCAGGCGACCAAGGTTTGATGTTTGGTCATGCCTGTAACGAAACTGACACATACATGCCCAGTGCTATATACTGGAGTAACAGAATTGTGGAAACACTCACACGAGTACGCAAGAGCATGGCTTTGCCTTGGTTGGGTCCTGATGCCAAGAGCCAAGTCACATTTGAGTACGATGACAACAATCAACCTGTGCGAATTGCCAAAGTGGTATGTAGTACACAACACCACGAGGACACGGACATTGCACATGTGAGAGTTGCAGTTGAATCCGTGATCCGAAGCGTTTTGCCCGAAAAGTATGTAGACAACCGCACTGAATTTTATATCAATCCCACAGGACGTTTTGTGATTGGTGGTCCCGATGGAGACACTGGGCTTACGGGTCGCAAGATCATTGTGGACACTTATGGTGGTTATGCCCCGCATGGTGGCGGTGCATTTTCTGGCAAAGATCCCACCAAGGTTGATCGCAGTGCTGCATACATGATGCGTTACATTGCCAAGAACATTGTGGCAACTGGAAGAGCTCCGTGGGCCACTTGCCAAATCAGTTATGCTATTGGCATGGCAGAACCCATGAGCTTTTATGTAGAGTGTGAAGACAAGGCCCTGGCCAGAGACTTGACACTGTTAATACCACGAGTGGTTGATCTAACACCCATGGGCATTATCAAACACTTTGACTTGTTCCGACCCATCTACAGTTCTACCACCAACTACGGGCACTTTGGTAAGGCAGATTTGCCTTGGGAAAAGATAGACCTGTTCTAAACTGTCCGTAAATACAGTATGAAAATTGTACTTGTAACCGGCGGCTTTGACCCCATTCATTCTGGACACATTGCTTATTTCAAGGCAGCTCGATCTTTGGGCAACATGCTGTTGGTGGGACTCAACAGCGATGAATGGCTTGTTCGCAAAAAAGGTCGAGCATTTATGCCCTGGAAAGAGCGTTTGTGCGTGGTCAACAATCTTGCAGTGGTAGACGAAGTTTACACATTTGACGATGAAGACGGTTCTGCCAAACACTTTATACAACAGGTCAGGGCACATTATCCCGATGCTGAACTGATATTTGCCAATGGCGGAGATCGCACAGCAAAAAACATTCCCGAGATGGATGTTGAAGATCCCCGCATTGAGTTTGTGTTTGGTGTAGGCGGCGAGGATAAGAAAAACTCCAGCAGTTGGATTCTCGAAGAATGGAAAGCACCCAAAACTGATCGCGCCTGGGGATACTATCGTGTGCTGCATGAAGTTGGCGCTGCGACCAAACTCAAAGAACTCACTGTAAATCCCAAGACTTGTCTCAGTATGCAACGGCACGATCATCGCGCTGAATTTTGGTTCGTGGCTGAAGGTGAAGCCACAGTGTATACCGTGGATAAAAAATCAACAGACACAGACTTAAAATGTTCAATGACTGTGCATCAGCATACTTGGATTTCAGTAAATGAGTGGCATCAACTGTGCAACGAAACTGATCAGCCGCTGAAACTGATTGAAATACAGTTCGGCGAATCTTGTGTGGAAGAGGACATTGAACGACGATGAAAGCCATACCAGTTTATATTGGCTACGATCCTCGTGAGGCCATTGCCTATCATACCTGTGTCAACAGCATCATAAGAAACGCCAGTCAGCCAGTGGCCATCATACCTGTGGCCTTGAATTTGTTTGGCGACTACAGCGAAACTCACACCGATGGCAGCAACCACTTTATCTACACTAGATTTCTTGTTCCTTATCTTCAAGAATACACAGGTCATGCCATATTCATCGACGGCGACATGATTGTGCGTGGTGACATTGTGGAACTTTGGAACTTGCGTGACTTATACAAGGATGTTCAAGTAGTCAAACATGACTACAAAACTCGAATGCCTGTGAAATATCTAGGTTCAAAGAACGAAGACTACCCTAGAAAAAATTGGAGCAGTGTGATTCTATGGAACTGCAATAGCTACCCAAATCGAAAACTTACTCCAGAATTTGTTCAACGAGCCACAGGTGCTGAACTTCATCGATTCTCGTGGCTGGATGATGATCGCATAGGCGAACTACCGAAGGAATGGAATTGGTTGCCCGATGAATACGGGCCAAACTCCGACGCCAAGCTCTTGCACTATACCTTGGGCACTCCATGTTTTCATGAGTTTGCTGACACTCCAATGGGTGATGAATGGCACCGTGAGCGCATGCTCACCGAGTATTGTTTGCAACACAACGCTCAATGACCGACTGGATTTTTCTCAGTAAAAATTCTGAGGATGAATACATCAACATGTTTGCTCGCGGCAGCGGTGCAGAACCAGTTGCAGATTTTGATTACGGTTCAAGCAATCAGCCCATAGTTCTACGAGGCATACTCAAACACAAAATAATGAAACAGTGTTGGGCCGATGGTAGAGATTTCTATTATGTTGATTCAGGATACTTTGGTAACAATCCCAATCCATTAAATCCC